CTTGAACTTCCGAGCGGTTCCAGTCGACTCGGTATAGTTCAGGATCTCCTCAGCTGTAAATAAATGGGAGAGGTTATCGCTCGAGGCCGCCGTGTAGCGAACGAATGCTGTCAGCGGGTCGGAGCTATTGCTCTGGACGACTTCTAGGACAGTAGCAGTAATTCCGCTCGTACCTCCGGTCAGGGTACGACCGACGGAATTGGAGTAGTACGCAGTCTGACCGCTTCCGCCCTCAGGGTAGTAAGTTGTGCCGCCATCTGTAAAGGTGCTCTCGAGCTTGACGAAGGCATATCTGACATCCAGTGTCGCTTGGCCACCAAGTACTGGAGATCCATCCTTGAAGACGTGACTCCCGAATCGGTCGATCTGTGCAGAGATCGCAGTCTGGAGCTGAGTCAGTTCACGCGCCTGTACTGCGTATCCTGGACGAAACAGGACACGGACATAGTTCTTCGCTGGATCGAAGTCGTCGTAGTACGGGGGTGTGTTGTAGAACTTAGTGGCCATATTTCTTAGAATTCAATGATGACTTTGATATCTTCAAGCTGTGAGGCTGAACGTGTGATCGCTGCTCGGCTTTCGACGAAGACCACATCTCCGCTGAAGCGCTGGATCTCTGGATTTCCCTGCGATCCGACTGATCCGGATCCTGCGGTCGCACCGGTGATTGTCTCGGCTGACGAGAATGCTACGTATCCAGTCTTATCGTTCTGGTGGATCTTCAGAACTCCGTTGACCTGGTCATACGAATCGATGAAGGCCTTTGCACCGGATGTACCACCTGTGATGTAGTCACCGACGACAAATCCACCGGTCGAACCGACTCCCAGGGTGATGGTCTTCAGTGCCGAGAGTGTGGTCGCTGTAGATGTTGTGGTCGTACCGTGATTGTAAGGATTCTTCACGATGCCCAACTGACGGAACTGGCCGCCGTTGACGATGAAGTCGCCGCCCTCAGCACCTGAGAGAAGAATACGAAGACCAATGTAGAATCCACCGAGTTCTGCTACAGGGTCGGTACCATGGCCATTCTTCGGCGAGAGTACGGCACGGGCAGTAGCAAGTGTTCCAGTTGAATCGGTGATGGCAACGTTGACGACGTTGTAGTTCGCACCATTGGCAGTGACCGTGATTCCGGTGATAACACCTCCGCTGACGGTAGCCGAGGCTGTTGCACCTGATCCGTCACCGGTGATCGTAATCGTAGGAGTCGCCGAGTAACCTGTACCACCATTGGTGACAACGATGCGGTAAATCTTGCCGACATTCGCGAGTGAGCTCTGCTGGTACGTATAGCGAGTCTGGTCTTCGGCGCTGAGGTCGTTGATCGTCTGACCAGCCGGAATGACGACCGTCTTGACCGGCATGTAGTTGTTGGTCAGGAAGCTTGTGACCTCCGTCGCAGTGACGGTGTACATGTACTTCCAGAAGTAACCGTCACCGCCGTTGACTGGGTTCACATTGCCGGTGGTATGTGTCGGCTTGATGGTCGACGTACCGGTGGTGGTCTTATAGATCAGCTTGTAGACCTTGAACTCGTCCGTGATGATGTAGAACTGCTGTGTAAAGATGTTGTCCTGAGCATCATCCCAGGCGACGTACGTTGTTCCGGATGTCCAGTTGTATCGTGGAATCAGATGAGTGCTGTACGCAGAATCGACCTTCTTGAACGCGATGGAGTTCTGCCAGAAATCATTACGCTCGACCAGGGTGTCGACTGGAGTCGGCGCAGAAACCTCGGCGCCACTGAGGGTGGCGGCCCAACGATCGGATTTGCCGATCCCGAGATACACGCTCTCATTCAGGACCGCTTCTTTGAAATTCGAGGCATTCTCAAGCCTGAATGGGTTTGTGATGATTGCTGCCATGTTGGTTTATCAGGTGTAATTTACGCCCAGAGTGACTCCATTCCAGGTGATTGTACTATTTATGACGTCTGCGATCGAATGATCGTCCCAGGCGTATTCTGTGAGCATTTGGTCGAAATTATAGGAACCGTATACAGCGGCGGCCGGGTTCGCATCGAAGAACTTGAGCCGCTCAGTTGTTGCTGTGCCGGTCGGTACGCTCATCAGCATCTTGTACGCTGTCTCACGTAGATAAGCCCGCAGGTTATTCAGCGCCTGGAGAACAATGATAAGGGCCAGATCTTCAGGCCCGATGTAACCGAGCTGCTCCGTCGGCATCGCTGCCTCTGATTTAAGGATCTCCAGGAGGATCAAGATCTCTCCGAAGAAGATCGTACCCGCCGGGTGTACTAGCTTGGCAAAGATGTCCTTCCACTCGTCAACGTTATTGCCGGTACGAATGACGTACGAGAATTTCTGGTAGAAGTAAGAATCCTGTAGCTTGATGATATCAGACAGGAATCCACGCTTCTCGTTGTACGTTCCGAGCTGGTATCCAAGGAATGTTCCAGGCTGAGTAAATCCGGTACCACCGTTCAGGATCTCGTAGCTCTCGATCTTTCCAGCGTTTGCTCCGGTGCGTGTGATATTTGGCCGGATCGAAGCTCCTGTGCCGGTGCCGAATACCTCAGATGTTGCTGTGGCGGTGTATCCAGATCCGGCATTCACGACCGTCACTGCGGTAATAGATCCTCCGACCACAGTCAGTCTGGCTGACGCCCCACTGCCATTACCGTAGATCTTGAGGGTGGGAGCCGCGGCGAACTTTGGAACCTGAGTGTTTCCTAGCCATACGCCATCGGAGGCGATGAGCATATCCTTCCTGGGGAAGTACACCTCAGCGTTATCCTGAAACAGGATCTTGAAGAACAGTTCGATGGACTCCTCAGATCCGCGGATGTTGTAGTACCGGACTAGATTCTTGTAGAGGGTGATTCGATCGGCCAGTAAGCTCTTTGGGATAACCGTCGCGATTTCCTTCTGAAGCAGGTCGATGTACTTTGAGGCAGTGATGTCGATGTCTCTGGCCTCACGGAGGCTGTTGATCTCGTAGCTCGCCTGACCACTCTCGTTGATGTGAGTGTAGTAATCCTCTAGGAAACTGATCAGTTTCTCCGCCTTGATCCGGAGCTCAGAAGGAACAAGGGAGTCGACGCGGACCGACTCCTTCGTCTTCTTACGAGTGCTAGCGATGAGCTCGATCTGGTGTGGCATGGGCCGTGGTCAATTATTCGTGGCGGGAGGTGGTCGTGTAGTTGATCGCGCCAGACGATCCGGCCAAGGCGATCGTGTCGATCTCTCCGGTGACTGTAGTCGTGACCAAGTCGATGTCCAGCAACTGATTTCTCTTTGGCGCCAGGTCGAACGAGTTCGGAGTGGCATCGATGCGGACCGGAGCAGTGGTATCTGGCTGAACGCCATTAACGACGATCCGTCCAGCAGAGGCGTACACTGTACCGACTGCATTCAACTTGGTATCTACTCCGCCAACCGTCCTGTACAAATAGATTGTCCGATCGAATGAGTTCTCCTTCGGAACGTCCTGGAGGAAGTGATCCACTCCGCCGATGAGGAACGTGCTTGATGACATGACCGGTTCAGTAGAGTTCGTGCTATAGATCGGAGAGCTGTACGTGATATCCCAATAGTTCGTACCGGAAGCACGAGGTGTCACGGACTTATGCATTGTCACACGAGACACTGAATTCAGAATCGCCGGATCCGACGAGTCGATGTCGGTCAAAAGCTTGGAATAACGGAATACACCGTCAAACCTCTGGAGATATGTGTCGGCATACGTTCCGATCCGAGTTCTGATGAGAGACTCCAGCTCTGCCTTCGTACGGTCCGTGAGGTTTGGATTGTACTTGAAGAAGGTCTCGAGCGTGATGTACGTGTATTCCGGATCGACAATGATCGGAGTGATTGAAACGATGTTCTTAGCCTTGAGCGCCGAGATGATGCTATCCTTCTCGCTGGTCGTCAGGGCGGCTGCGTTCGAAGGCTTGATGGAGATGTACACCTTGCCGAAGTCAGGTTCAGTGTTGTTCTCCCCACCCCACACGGAGACCGCATCGATTCCTCCAAATTCTTTGAGGATGATCGAACGGTAGTCGTCTGCAGTGACGGCACGATTCTGCGAAAGATACGTGAACGGGGCGTTGTAGCGAACTGACTCGATCGACTCGCGCTCGTCACCACCGGCTGACGCCGAGACTGTGGTGACAGTGATTCCGGCAGTGGTGATACCGTCTATCGTATCTAGCGCACTGAAAACGCGTGATCCGTTTGCAACTGCACCATCGGTGTAAAGGTACTCGAACTCGACTACGTTATTCGTGATTGGCTTTTTGCCCAGGATACCGTCACCGAAGTATACCTCGTAGTTACCCGAGGCATTCTCCTGAGAGAAGTAAACCGCAGTGTCAGCATTGATGCCGGCCAGAGTCGTGAACTGAGTGTAGATGGTGTACTCGTCAGAATCCTGATTTGCCTTGACTCGGACGCGGAGCGTCGTGGTATCTACGTTAGCTTCTGGAATGACGAACTTCTGGTTCTGAATGCTATTATCCACGAGGTACAGCATTCTTTTGAGTGTACCTTGATAGACCGGGATGTTACTATACGTATACGTGTTGCCCGCCGTGTTCTTCGAGGCATCAACTGAGTTGAGGACAACAAAGTTGTACGGGTTGTTGTTCAGTGTGGTCTTGAAGCGGGTGCCACGTTCCAGTGTGGCAATGGATGGCGTAGACGATGATCCGGTCGCAACGACATTCAGCTTGGCAACAGCGGCACGAGTTGAACGTGGGATGTAACCCAGAAGCTTGGCATGAGAGACCACATTACCGCGAATCTGAGCAGAGTCCAAGAATGACTCATTGAGGCTGGCATGTGCCACCATGGCATTGTAGTGAGTATTGTACGCCAGGATGTCCAGCAGGGTAGACAGACCAGAACCGTCAAAGTCCCAGTC